TGCCGGTTTCGGCCTGGAGGGGCTCGCCCTGTTCGGTGGCCAGGTAGAAGTCCCACCGGGGCGATTCATCGATAAGCAGATCCGCGTCGTCGCGCGTGTAGCCGGCGAGACGCACTGCGCCTTGGACACCGACGCCGCCCGACAGGGTCAGCGACTGGACCACGGTCAGATGCTCGCGCAACGGCTTCACCGCGGTGACCTGGGCGATGATGTCGTCGACAGTTGCAGCGTTCGCACGCGCGCCGCCTGCCATGCCTGGCGCAGTCACGAGGGGAAGATCGACTTCGAACGTATGCGGCGCGAGGCGCTGCGGATCCTCGGCTGCCTCGATCACGCGGGCTAGGCCGTCGACGCGGGCCAGCACGTGCTCGACCGAGGCGCGCGTACCCTTGATCTTGTGCTGCGCGATCGACTCGGCGACCGCGCGGCGCTTCATCGCTTCCGACCAGCTCGTTTCCCAGAAGTCGACAGACAGCCCGTAGGCCAGCCATGGAAGCGCGTCCGCGGCAATCTTGAGCGGATCGACCAGCGTGTCGATCGGCGCGTTGACGTCGCTGATACGCGCCGCGCCGGCTTCCAGCGCACGTTCCAGCATGGTTGAATTGGGCGGTAGCAAGCTCATGCCGCGTACCCACCGTGCGCGATGGCGATGTCGAAGCACCAGGCCGCCTGCGTTTGATCGCAAGCCACGTCGGTGGCCGGCGCGACGAGGTCGACGCGGTGAACGCCAGCAACGGTCAGTGCCGCAATAATGCCGCTGCGCGTGATCGTGCGCCCCAGCTTGCGATTATCGGCAAGATACGCATCGAGCCCCGTCCGCGATGCCACAAGCACGACGGAAATGTCGGGACCGGCAAAGGTAACGAGCGAGGCGGACACAACAAACCGGACGATCCGCGCGCTGGCGGTGGCGACGTCATCGCCAAGCGGACGTATCGCCTTGTCGGTGACGATCGCGTCGACCGCAGCTACCAAACCTGGCGATGCCGTGCCGTCATCGAGCCGCGACAGCACGGAGACCAGCACCTTTCCCGGTGCCGGGGACGTGGCGCTGGCATCAAGGACGTCGCCGCTCGCGCCCTTCGCATGACTGACATAGGCCAGTTCGGGCCCGGCCGAGGTGAAGCTTTCCGGCGCAAGGACGATGCGAGTTCGCAAGGCGTCGTCGCTTTCCATGACCGCTGCCGCACCAGTGATCTCGTTGGCGGGGACGACGACCAGCCGCGCGACGCCGACCAGGGCACCCAGATGGTCGAGGTTCGTCCCGGTCGCGTACGCCACCAGCATTTGAACGGCACCGTCCTGGAACGCCTGCCGGATCAGCATCTCGCGGTAGGCGGCGACCTGCAGGACCTTTACCGCCGGATCGCTATCGACAGTAGCGTCGAACGTTGGAAGGCGTTTTTGCATCTCCGCGATCATCTGCGCGAGGATATCCTCGAACGTCAGCTGCTCGACGAACACCGGCGCAGTGAGCCGCGATAGGTCGAGAGTGGTTGGTGTGGAGGTAACAGCCATGTCGCCGGCCATGTCGTCGGTGTAGCGAGGGCGTGGCTATGGGGCGCTCTTGTAGAAACGGTTTCTACAAGATCAGCGTGGTGCAACGTGAGCGAGAATGAGATCGAGGATCCGTTGTTGTTCAGCTTCCGTCAGACCTAGCAACACGCGCCGGGTGTAGCGCACCTTCGGCTGACCGGGTGCAGGCGCATCGGAAAGGCCAGCTTGGTGGATGCTGGCAATCTGCGACGCGCGACCACCGAAGCCGACCCATATCTCGTCACCGTTCCCACCAGCCTTCAGGCTTTTGGCCATCCGCAGTTTGCGGAACATCTTTTGCTGGCGCAGTTTCCCCTTTGTCCGGTCACGATCGGGCTTGGGACGCCGCGGGGCGAACGCCGCGCCGTCCGGATCGCGCTGGGCGGCGATGCGGTCCGACTGGCTCTTGCGGATCTCGCGGCCGATCGAACGCATCAGCCGCGCGCGCTCGGGCGCGGCGGTGCGTAGCAGCAGATCGCGGCAGAGCTGCTCGATTGGTTCGAAGTCGGTCATCGCGTGACGATCTCGATACCGCCGGCTGCGTCATCGATCAGCCCGGCCCATAGGGCGGTGCCGGACGGAACGCCGGCAAACTGATCGAGCAGGATGGGCTCGGGCAGATGCGTGACCTTCAGGCCCCTCGCCTGCTGTTCGACGCGCACCAGCTCTGTCAGCTCGAGCGTGATGGTGATGTCGCACGTCTCGGCGTCGAGCAGCTCGCTTTCGAAGGTGAACGGCTTGCGCTCCCCCTTCTCGAACAGGTCGGGCTGGTTGGCGGCGATCCATGCCAGGATTGGCACGAGCAGGGTGTCGACGCTGCCGGCATGGTCTTGCACCCAGATCGAAGCCGTGTAGGAATATTCAAACGACAGCGAGCCCGCGCGCACCGCGACGTCCCCCTTATCGACGAAAATCTCCATCTTCTCCGGGCTGTTCCTGATTGTGGGAACAGATGCGATCAGGTGCGCGCGCAGGCCTTCGAGCTTTATCATCGGGTCGCCTTTGCGGGCGCCGGGCAGCTGTCGCGGGCCAGCCAGTTGACCAGGCGGTCCTTGCCGTCGGCGTTCGTGCGGAAGGCGCGGGCCATGCGGATGATGCCGGCGCGGATGGCCGTCGGGATCTGCGCGATCAGTGACGCATCTTCGGGCAGGCCGGCGGGGCGATCGGCGCAGGCCATCAGATCGGCAGGCGGCAGCGGCCGTTCGATCGCGACGGCAACCGGCACAGTGACAGGCAGGTCAACGGGTCGGTGGGCGCAGGCCGGCAACGCCGTTGACAGCAGCAAGCCACTCACGATCGACAAGGTTGCGGCGTTCGGCTTCGGCATCGGCGGTCTCCATGCGGATGGCCGCGGCGCTGGCGGCTTCGGCCGCAAGGCGCGCGGCCTGGTTGTCTTTGACGGTGCGGGCGCTGGCATCGGCCATCGCCTTGGCGAACAGCCGCGCGGTCTGCTGGTCGGCGTCGGCGCGAAACGCGACAAGGCCAGCGACATGGCGCGCGCAGAGCACGCCGCGCGCGGCGGTATCGGTTGCGCCCCATTCGACGCCCGAGCGCGCGCAGACGATCTCGGCACGGTGCACGGCGTCGTCGCGGTCGGCGCGGACCTGCTGGAAAAGGACATAAAGCCAGGCCCCCGCCCCCGCGACCGCGAGCAGGACGAGAAACGCAGCCTCGCCGCGCAGCTTCGACAGAATGGCGCGGATCATCGCGGCAGATCCTTCAGGCAAAGGTCACGCTCCGCCTGGCGCCGACGGACGAGACCGTTTACGACCTTGCCGCCCGCCTTGTTCCACAGGAGGAAGGCGTTGCACGCCGCGCGCCACTGGCCCGCGTCGAAGCGGCGGTCGACCGTCGAGCCGCAATAGCCACCGGTGCCAATATTGTACGCCAGGCTGATGGCGGCAGCGAGCTGGTTGGGATGCCCGCGCAGCGACGGCGTGCAGGCGAGGACCGGTTCGGCATGCCGGATCAGCGCGGCCTGATCACGGGCTTCGCACCCCGCAACCGTCTCGCGCATGCCGGGCGTCACGCCAAGCGTCTCGCCACCGCAGATCGTCCAGACGCCGACGATGTCGCGGTAAGCTTCGAGCCGCGGCCTGCCGCCCGACTCCCATGTGGACACGAACGGGGTGACGATGGCGGCGGTGGCGAGACCGACGACGCCGATCAGCGTCTTGCGCGGCGCGCGCGCAGGCGTGGTGGTGCCGGGGTTCGGCATCACTTTTTCTCCTTCTTGGCGGGGAGGAAGGCGACCAGGCGGTCGCGGATGATGCCGGGCAGCTCACCGGCCGCGCTCGCGCAGCCGGCGATGAAGCCGGGCGCGGTCTTGAAGGCGACCATCCCGAGCATGAAGCCGAGCGCCTGGAGGACGAAGGGGTGGAACGGATAGACCGCGCCGGCCGCCCGCTGGACGAAATAGCTGACGACAACGCCGACCCAGAGCTGTGTCGCGCGCTGCCCCCAGGTGAGGTCGGGATCGTACAGCATGCTGACGATCGACCCGAGCGCAGGCGGGATGAGCGAGTTGAGAAAGGCGAGCAGCCCTTCGGCCAGGTCATGGAGGAGCTTGTGCATCGTCAGTCCCACAGGTTGACGACATCGGTGCGTACGGCGACGGCCGGCGCGGCGATGGCGGGAAGGTTTACGGGCAGCCCCTTGGGCAGGATGGGGCCGCGCGCGGCGATGCCGAGATTGGCGGCGAGCACGACCGGCAGATCGGCGGGGCCGAGCCCGCGCTCGCGCCAGATCAGCGCATCGAGCGTATCGCCGTCGCGGGCGCGGACCGTGTCGAGCGCCGCCATCAGATCAACTCGACACAGGTGCGCGTCACCGCGAGCATGTCGCGGATGGCGTGCAGCGAATCGCGGCGCAGCTCGGTGACGCTGGGGTCGAGATCCTTGGCCTTGCGTTGCCCGGCGCCGGTCAGGTCGACGTCGCGGTAGCGCTCGACGACTTCGGCCTTGGCGGCGGTGAAGACGGCGCGGCGGTAGAGCAGCACCAGCGTGCTGATGCCGTCGATGGTCGAGGCGGGCACGCTGTCCAGGCGAAGGATCCCTGCCGCGCGATGCCCGGCGGCCCAAGCGGCGAGATCGCGCCTGACCGTCAGGATGCCCGCGATCAGCGCCTCGCGCGCCCGCGCGGGCGTGACCGCGTCGCGGATGCGGTGCTGCTCGCGAAACATGGCGGGATCGATGTTGGGGAAGAAGCCGTCATTCGTGATCAGCGCCGGGGCTGGCGTATCCTCGTCGGGCAGGACGGTCGCGATGATGGTCATGGGGACGGTCCTCAAATTCACGGGGGTGGGGATCAGGTCGAGCGACGGCCCTGTGGCCCGAAGGCCTCCCGTCTCGCGTGATCCGTCCCCGAGCGCCGGGGGCGAGCTTGGTTCAGCCGGCGGTGTCGCCGACCTCGGATTTCGTGGCGGTGATCTTCGCCTTTTCGAGGCCGCGCAGCATCGCCTTCACGCCGACCCGGTCGTGCAGGTCCTGCGCGCGCGTCAGCATGGCCGTCGCGCGGTCGATCGTCGGGATGATGGCATCGCCGGTCGACATGCCGGCCGCGCGGATCAGCTCAGCGCCGATCGCCTTGAACAGCTTGGCGCGCGGCTGGTCGTGCATGTCGATGCCGTCGGTCAGCAGCTCGACCGCCTCCAGCACGTTGAGCGGGAACGCGTCACCGCGAACCTGCGTCTTCAGCGCGGCGTCGGCGATCTCCTCAAGCACCAGCGTGGCGGCGTCGCGCTCGTATCGCTTGGGCATGGGGATCGAGAAGCGCAGCACGAAGCGGGCGAGCGCCAGCGCACGGCTCCAGTCGCCCACGTCCATGCACCAGACCATGATGGTCGGCAGCACGTCGTCGGCGCCGGTCGGCTCCAGCGTGGTGGTGTCGACGCTGCGGCCCGCATCGAGCAGCCCGTCGCACCATGCGCGGTAGTCGGGCAGCATCTCGCGCTTGGCGGCGACCTTGCGGTCGATCGACTTAATTTGTTTCAGCCGCTGCACGTCATGGCGCAGCCGCATGGATATCGTGGCCGCGGCGCGCGCGGCCGGCGTGTTGCCGGCGGGTACAGGCGGTTGGTCCGCCGCGGCCGGTTTAGCGAGCGCGGCGGTACGGATGTGCCCGCCCCCGGAAGCAGGAGCAGACGCCGCTTTCATGGCTAGGATTTGTTCCTGGCGTCGAGCGAAGCTCATGGCGTGTCCTGTGGGGGCGGGAACGGGGGGAAAGGGTTAGTCGCCGGCCGGCGCGCGCGCGGCGGGCGACTTGCCCATGATGATGTTCTCGAT